TGCCCATGACGGGTTCTTCACTATCTAGCCCGCGAGGTGTGTGATGCGCGTCTCCCTCCCTGACGACCTGGTCGACCTCTACTCCCAGTACGCCGACGCCCACGCGCTCCCGGTCGAGTCCGTCATCGCCGACCAGCTCGTGCACGCGCTGCCGACGCTCGGCCGCCCGTCTCTCACGCTCGATCAGGCCACCCTCGAACTCCTCGCCAAGAAGCTCGGCGCGGTGACGTTTACCAGCGTCGCCGACCTCGTCATCCGCGTGTCGCAGCTGGCCGGGATCCGCTTCCACCGGGTCGACCTCGACTTCACGCCGTCGCAGCTGGTGGAACTCGAGACGCGCGCCGCCCGCCAAGGGCTGCCGGTCGAGCGGCTCATCCGCGAGATCCTGCGTACCTTCAACGACCAGTTCTTCTGGAAGGCGACGGGCGACCTGCCGGTGCTCGTCCGCGAAGCCGCCCAAGCCGACGAGGACGCCGCGCTCGACCGCGCGATCGGCGTGCCGCCGCCGGCGTTGAAGCCGACCGCCAAGGCCCCGAAGGCCGCGCGAGCGTAACCTCGTGCCCACCCACGACTACCTCTGCGCCGACGAGACGTGTCTCGGCTACCGGCGGGACCACATGTCGCCGCTGTACCGCCTTGCCGAGCCGCGCGTGCAGGATGGCTACGTCGTCACGCAGGACTTCGCCCGTCCGCGCTGTCCTCGGTGCGAGGGTCCCATGGACATCGTGCCGCCGCGGGTCGCGGTCGACGCCTACGAGCCCTTCGGCGAGTTTTCCACCTCGGTCGAAGACGGCCGCGGCGGGTACCGCACCGAGCACATTGACTCGCTCGCCAAGCTCCGCAAGGTCGAGCGCGAGAGTGAGCAGCGGTACCGCAACGGCGAGGGCCGCCCGATGGCGTGGCGCGATTATTCCCAAGACCGCTCGAACCGCGACGTCCACTCGCTCATGGCCGACCCGTCCGAAGCGCCGACCAAATCCGCCAAGCTCACAGTCCGTGCGGTCACCGGCGAGCCGGCCGGCGACCTCGGCCCGGGGGTCACCGAGTCGACACCCTCGCCCCTCGACGCGCTATAGTCTCCGCTCATGGCGGATTACTCGTCCTCGGGCCTCGAAGGCATGGGCCTTCCCTCCCTCACGCACGACAGTGTCAGTGGCACGGGCGACCCGCGCGTCCTCGGCTGGATCAAGGAAGCTGTCATGGAGGGCGACCGGATCAACCGCTCGGACCCCTTCTACGACCGCGCCGAAATCGGGATGCGGTACGTCTCAGGCGACCAGCGCGTGAATGCCGAGAACGCCGCCGAGCCGCCGGCCTACCTCCCGCGCACCACGCTCAACGAATCGCGCCGCGTCGTGAACGCGCACGTCTCGGCCCTCACCGACCTCAAGCCCCTCTTTTCCTACAAGTCGATGGACCCGGCCTTTACGCTGCAGGCCGACTATCTCAACAAGCTGACCGTCGCCTGGTGGGTCACCGCCATGGCCGACATCGAACTGGGCTACGTCATCAAGTACGCCGAGGCGGCCGGCACCGGGGATCTGGTCACCGAGTGGAACCCGTACACCACCCTCGGCGGCGACATCGCGATCCAAGCGCGCGACTTCCGCGACACGCTGCCCATCCGCCCGGCGCCGCACGGCCGCTCGGTCCAGAACTGGGAAGGGCTCATCCTGCGCGAGTCGCATACGGTGAACGTCCTGCGGTCGCTCTACCCGCAGTACGCCGCGGCCTTCCGGCCGACCACCGACTCGATGCTCAGTACCCTCATGGGCCGGTTCCGCCAAATCTCCGGCCGCTTCTTGTCCCCCGCCAACGACACGCTCAGCGGGTTGAACGCGCCGGCCATGGCCTCGCGCGTACGCAGTGGCGAGATCCTCCTCTACCGGACCTATCTCAACGACCGCTCGCAGAACCTCACGACCAAGGCGATTCCCATGGGCACGCCCGGCGCGTCCTGGTCGTACATCGTGCCGCCCGGCGGGTACCTCTACCCGTACAAGCGCATGGTCGTCTCGACCCCCGAGCAGCTGCTCTACGACGGCCCCTCCCCGTACTGGCACGGCCAGTACCCGGTCAGCCGCCTCAAAATGTGGGACCTGCCGTGGCATTTCCTTGGGCAGGGGCTCCTCAACGACCTCATCCCCATGCAGGATGGGATCAACCAGTCCATCCAGGACGTGCTGCTCGGCATTCGCAAGTGGATGGACCCGGCCGTCGTGTACGACCGGGGCGCGGTCTCCGAATCCTTCATGCGCCTGTACGACGCGCGCCGGCCCGGCAGCAAGGTGAAGCTCAACCCGACCGGATCGAAGGAAGGGTTCAAGCCGCTCGAGGGGCCGCCGCCGCAGGTGATGCAGCTCTCGCTGGAGATTATCCAGTTCCTCCTCCAGCGATTCGACTCGCTCTCCGGCACGCCGAACCTTCAAGAGATTCTCGCGCTCCGGCAACTCCCGGCCGCCGACACGATCGACAAGGCGCTCCAGGCTCTCACCCCCGAACTCCGCCAAGAGGGCCGGCAAGTCGAAGCCTTCCTGCGCGACGTGGGCGAGCAGTCCAAAGTCCTGCGCTTCCAGTACGAGTCGTCCGCGCGCCGCGTCACGATCCTCGGCGACGCCGGCACGCTCCTCCAGGACTTCGACTTCGACCCCGAGGTCCTCGTGCCGGCGCTCACGCCCGGCACGCCGGGGTACTCGCCGCTCATCGACGCCCAGCTCACGCGGGACCAGCGCGCGCAGGGCGTCCACAAGAAGATCGTCTTCGTGCTCGCGCCCAACTCGATCCTCTCGCTGAACGCCATGGAGGGGAAGCTGATGAAGCTGCAGCTCTCCCGCATGGGCATGATGGACGTGTGGTCGCTCTGGGAGGCGCTGGAAATCCCGAACGCCGGGGCGCCGCCGAAAATCCCCCTGCCGCCGCTGAAGCCGCTCGACCCGCAGATCGTCCAGCAGGTGATGCTGCAGGCGCAGCAGGACCCGGCGCTCGCCGCGCAGCTCAGCCAGCAGTACACCATCGACCCGGCGACCGGCCAGATTCTCGAGATCCGCGAGCCGGTGACGATTGTCGAGCGCCTCCAAGCCCAGGCGCAGCTCGGGATCGGCATGACCCAATCGGCCGCCGGCCGTCCCGCCTCCGCGCAAGCCCCACCGCACATGGAGCAGAAGTCGGACGGGCGGACCACCGTCGCCGAATCGACGCACGACAAGGGGCCCAACAGCCGCCCCGGGCCCGGGACCTAGTGGTCGGTTGTTGACACAGCCACTATTAGTCGCGCACAATCCCGTCCCATGGCGTACGAAGGCTTCAAGGCCGTCGAGGCATCCGCCGCGAAATCCGGCGCGCGTAATCCCGGTGCGGTCGCCGCCGCGGTCGGCCGCAAAAAGTACGGCGCCAAGAAGATGGCGTCGGCCGCCGCCTCCGGCCACTCTCTCAAGGGCGCCACGCCCATGGCGAAGGGACGCTAGCAATGGCCGCACCCACCTACGGGAAAGAGCTGCACACGATTCCTGGCGCCTCCTCCAAGGGGAATGAAATCAAGGCGCCCGCGATCAATCTCGACAAGGGCGGCAAGCGCGGCGGGAAGTCGGGCAAGCACGCGGCCCACAAAGCCTCGGGCCACTCCCCGATGGGCGCCGGCCACATGTCGGGGAAGCGGTAACGGCCATGGGCGGCTCACCCGTCGGTCTGGCGTCGTCGCACAAACCGCCGCAGCTGCACGGCCACGACAAGTACGACGTCGAGGACGGCCTGCGGACCATGGAACAGGCCGAGGCGATCAAGTCGAAGCCCGGCCTGCACGGCGCCATCAAGAAGCACGCGGCGAGCAAGGCCCGGAACATGCGCAAGATTGCCGGCACACGCTGATGCCCGCCGTCTCGCAGAAGCAGCAGAAGTTCATGGCCATCGCCGAGCACAACCCGTCGGCGCTTCGCGACAAGGCGCCGAACATGTCGAAGGCGCAACTCCACGACTTCGCGGCCACCCCTCGCAAGGGCCTGCCCGTGAAGGCAAAGTCGGCCTCCAAGTCCGCCGCGTCGATGTCGAAGGGATCCCGGTAACGCCCATGCCCACGCCTCGCCCGACCGTGATGGACAAGCCGACCGGCCCGACGGGCATCCTGTCGTCGGCCCGGAAGCCGACGACCCCCGGTGGCAAAAAGCCACCGGCCAAGCCGGGACGTCTCCAGGCGCCGGGCCGCTCGATGGGCGCGATGAAGGGCGGCCGGTAATGGCCGGCCCGATGGGACCGCACCCGCAAGCCAATCTCGAAAAGCCGCCCGTGGGCGCGGGCCCCGGCACCGACCATAGTCGGGAACTGCCCGGCTACGAAGATTCCAACATGGCCGGCCAGCCGCACCTTGGCATCGACGTGCGCCTCTCGAAGGAAGACCAGGATCATCCGCCGAGCGGGCCGGGGTACCTCGAACCCGGCGCTTCGCACGGCACGCTTGCGCCCGGCGTGAAGCCCGGCTCGACGCTCGCCTCGCGAAAGGGGCGCTCCTAATGTTCGGCGGTGGCGGCGGCTCAGTCGGCGCGGGTCTCCCGGTCCCCGGGACGACGCCTGGCGCCAATCAACTCGACGGGCCGCCCCCGTCCATGACGCAATCCCTCGGCCAGGGCAACGGCAACCCGATGCCCCCGATGGGGCAGATGGCCCCGCCGATCGCGTCCGCCCAGCTGCCGCCCGAGATGCTCTCCGGGATGCAGTCGGCCGCCGACGCGATGGTGCAGACCCTCAACAGTTTCGCCCAGGCGACCCCAGACCTGGCCCAAGATTGGGCGGCCGTCCTCACGGCCCTCCAAAGTGCAATGAGCAAACTCCAACTGGCCGGCGCGGGGC